GATATCATACTCTTGTTTTGGTTCAGGTAATCGTACTACTATCTTTGCCATTATCTTCTACCATCCGGTTGTAGGTCTAGTGTAATCGTACCAAATCTCCATGATTGACTAGCACCATCATTTTCTATTTTAATATTTGCGTATCGTCCTCTAGTTCTTGTATCTAATTTATTTGTAGATGACGAAACTGTAAACGGGCTTAACGTAGTTGTGCTATCTGATTGTTGTGGGAATCTTTTTACAGACATTGTAATTTTAGAATCACCTTGTAGATTTTTAAAATCTGGTAATATTCTCCTCATAAATAAAAAGAATTGACCCGCTGTGCCTTGTATATCTAAATCAAAATCAAATGATTTTATATTTGACGCTACAATAGTTGTAGTTCCATCAGGATTGATTTGATCAGTTCCTATCTCATGTTCAAATAAAGTGGTCTGCCCTAATCCAGACAAACCAACTATAGAAGGAAAAGTGCCGTCTGAAGTAGAATCAAATTTAGTTCCAAAAGGTTTTGGGTATATTGTTCCATCTATCCAACTTGTTCTAGCCTCAGTTCCAATATACCAAATAGGAAGTTGTGGGCCACTTTCACCATAATTATAAACTACGTACTGATCATTATAAGTTGATGAAGTAGTAGGATAATACCAAGTGACTTCACCAAAAAGATTGTTTAATCCAGCCATAACTTGTTGACCTTTTGTAATATCTAATTGATCAAATACATAATCTTCAACAGAACATGTAAGCGTTTTAACTGTGCCATCATATAAAAAGAAACCGTTAGGACTCATCCAATATGCAACACCATCTACTTCAACCGCAGCGTTCTTACCTATAAGTCCACAGTTTGTACCCACCTGTTCAAAACCAAACGTAAAAGGCGCTCCAACAAATTTCATGGTATACAACGCATTGTCAGTCCAAATCAAAATAGTTTCTTTAGCTTTTAATGATCCTATAATTCTACTACCATCTTGTAGTCGCTGTGTGCCTGCAGCATTTGTTACAGAAGGAGCGTATGTGTTTATGTCCTCTTGGTCAGAAAATCTTATAAACATATCGTCTTGTGTTGTAGGATCTCCTATGGTTGTTTCTGTTCCAAGATGAATTAAGTGTCTTGTTGTCGGGGATATTAAGCTAGCTCTTGTTGCAGTTGGATTGTTTCCTGTTGCAAAACCAGAAGTGGTTGTTGCAGCTCTTGTTGTTAAAGGTAACGTGCCTCCTGCATCCCAAGTAAATGTTTTACCATTAGCAATCGTTGCTACTAATACTTGTCCAAAATTATCTAGTGACCAAAGTCCTGGTTCTAGTTGCACTGTTGATGCAACTGTTGCTTCACCCCAATCAGAAAAGTTTGTAGCATCTGTTACAGCCGTGCCATCTGAGTGAGCAGCTTTATCTGTTCCATTTACCCCTCTTACAATAGTTTGTAAGTCAGCACCTGCAATAGATGCGTATGATATCAATTCCGACTCTACTAAAATTCTACCCGCAGAAGTAAAGTTTGTTGTTGAAGCTAATGTAATACTTGTTCCAGATCCACCTGTACCGTTTGTATCATTTAATAATGCACCATTTAAAGTTGACGTTGCAGCACCAGCTACAGATCCTTGCCATTGAGATATACCCCAACCATAACCATAAGATTGTGCAGCTGGACCGATTCTTACATAAGGTGCAATATCTATACTACCACCAGGACCAGCGTTTGCTGGCGTGCCTGAAGTTGTTACTGTTACTTGAAATTGTGTGGCGTTTAAAACGTTTGTAACTTGAAATTTTTTACCATCAAAATCAGAGGTAGAATAACCACTACTACCTGGTAGTGTCGTATCGTCTAAAAAAACAATATCACCGGGTTCTAAACCATGAGCAGTGCTAGTTGTGATTGTTACTAAACTTGATCCTGAAAATGTTTGTATAGTTGCATTTGTTATTTGAGTGTCTAATGGTGTGATATCATAAAGCTGACCTTCAAAATATAATAATAAAAGTTTATCTGTTCCGATAGCCACGTATCGGTTTCCATCTAAATCTACAAAAGGAAACATTTTTCTAGCTACACCAACAATAGTATCTGTAACTAAAGATGACCAACCACCCACTTTTTCTGGTAATTGATATCTAAATCTTACATTATCACAATCTACCCAACGTCCTTCTGCTCCGACAGTTGTGTTTTGTTTGTCTATTCCAGGTAAAAATTTAACTCGTGTAAGAGGCATAATTCATCCTCCTACGCCGTGTTTGTCTTAAAAGCCCAGCCACGAGTTGTATCAACGTATACTAAAGTTATAGCTTGACCATTTGTTGACAAAGTTAGGTTAGAGGCAGAACTATTTATATTGTGACCATTTCTATTTATAATTAAATTATTAGATTGAAAAGTTCCTCTAGCATCTACTATCACTAGTTCATCACCAGTTGCAGCTGAACTAGGTAATGTAATTGTTATCCCTGCAGTTGTTGTATTTGTTAAAAGTTGGTCGCCAGCCACTGCTATGTAAGTTGTTACTGAGGCTGAGTTTACAGTTCCAAAACCTTTTGATAATAAGCCTAGTTTCATATTTGTGCCATCTGATACAACTGCAACGGTTGCATTTATTGGAATGGGAATACTTGTTCCACTAGCTGTTTGTACAGATAAAGAAAAAAGTGTAGAACCACTTCCTCTAGTTGTAGAGTCTTTAACAATAATAGATCTTTCTGCACCGCTAGGCATGGTTAAAGTTCTATTTCCAGTTAAAGTTCCAGTTAATTCATAAAAAGCGTTTTTACCATCAGAAGTTGCACCATTAGTTAGGGTAAGTGTAACATCTCCAGAGGCCATAGATTGACTTAAATATCCTGTAGCCGATTGTTCTAATATTTGTAAATTTGTATTTGTTATTGTCCCCCATAGACCAGCTTTTTCACCGGTTGCTATAAGTTCTAATTTTGTATCTGTAGAAAAACTTGATGCCATATTAATAAGGTTCTATTGGTGTCCAGACCATAGTTGCGCCTGGCACTACTGCACTCCATGTTATTGCCGTAGCGTCCTTTGTAGCTAACGTTAGTCCACTACCAGTGACGTCTACATTTGCGTCAGCAGTCACTGTAACAGTACCTGTTGACATAGTCAATGCGTTTCCAGAGACCGACATATTGGCATCTGCTGAAACCACAGCTGTTCCAATAGCCAAGGTTAGTGGGCTTCCCGTAGGGCTTAAATTAGCCTCTCCAGATATGGATAATGTACCAAAACCAAGTGTTAATGGACTACCTGAAACGTTCTCAGTAATAGAATCAGCTGTAATACCGATACTACCTATCGTCATTGTTAACGA